ACATGGCGGACTTTAAACCGCAGATGTACCTTGCTTCTGCAAGTGAAATAAGATACGATTCTTGCCGTTTGGCATTTATTGGTGGAGTAACTACAGCAGCGGACTAAAGGGGGCTTGAAATGGTTAATTATGCTTATGAAAGCTTATTTAGAAAATCCCATTTAGAAAAGGATTTCATAATTGTAAATGCCGATGCAACGGTTACTCCTGTTTCTAACAATGAACCTACTATCACGGATGCGGATTTTGTGATCAGGACGGAAGATTTGGAAACTGAATCATTTACGCTTGATGAATCCTTATGTTCGGAAGATAATCTGACTTTTGGCTTGATGGAATCGGCACAGGTTTCATTTGTTATCAAGAATAAAAGTGAGTTTCCTAATCTTCGGAATACTAAAATCGCTATCTATATGTATTTCAACGGCGATTCTGCTACTCTTTTCCCTATTGGTATTTATACCTGTACTTCCGATAAATACACGGCTGACAGGCGTATGCGTGAAGTACAAGGTGCTGACGATAACTATTTCCTTTGGGATTATGATATTACAGCATGGTATAACGATACGTTTGTCGATAACGGCTTTTATTCGGTACAGACATTAAGGGAAAGCCTGTTTGCATGGCTTAATGATCCCGATGGTGGTGATTATCCGATAACCTTAAAGCTTCTGGATAATGATGGAAGTCTTAATGATGATTACTTAATCGGCAAAACGATTGAAAGTGACGTCATTACATTCGGATTTTTCATGTCAAAGCTGTTAGAACTTCGTGGATGTTTCGGACATATAAACCGGGTTGGTGAGTTTGAGCAGAAATGGTTAGTTCCTTACGATGAACCTGCTGTTAAGGTTATCAGTGACGATATAAGGATTTTGCCTACGGAATATGAGGATGATACCGTTTGGGGCATTGGTTATGTTGCTGTATATGACAGAAACAATATTAGGCGTTTCCGCAAAGGTAGTTCATCATACAAGCATCCGAGTACCTATTCGGTAGTTGACAGTTTCGTGTTTGAAGAAGTCAATAGACCTAATTGGAAACCCGATACGGAAGAAGCTGTAGAGATTATGCGTAACGCTATTACTCACAGGCGTTATAAGGCTTGCGAAGTGCAATGTGAAGGCAATCTTTGTTTAGAGGTTGGAGATCAAATAGACGTGCAATATGGCAATTCTGATTCTGCCCCCCAAACATTCTACACTTACATTTTAGAACGTCATTTTAAGGGCATACAAAGCTTTAGAGATGTATATACAGCCAAAGGGGATAGGAAACAGCCTAAATACAAAGTTAGTAATGATAATTGGCACGTTGGGGACAGCGAAAACGTTAGTACAAGCGGTGAAGGTTCTGGCGGTGTTAGCGAACTTAATGACGAACATGACAAGCGTTTTTGTGAGATTATCAGAAACATCGGTTTAAGATTGCTTGATGAACCTACAGACGTTTCGGTTGAGTACAATACAGGCGATTCCGAAGTCAGCATTAAATGGACTGATCCTTCCGATATTTCCACAACACAGCCTATAAGTGCTACATGGACGGGAACTATTGTGATCAGGAAAGAAAATTCAGCCCCGCTTAACATCTATGATGGCACTGTTTTGGTTGATAGCACTACAAGGGATGCTTATAAGACTACAGCTTTTGTGGATAGCACTATTGACGAAAACAAGCGTTACTATTACGGCATTTTCCCTTATGACAGTAGCGGAAATGTGCGTTTTACAAAGGTTGTATCTGTTAACACTGAAAAGATCGTCATAGCACCACTTATCACAGACGTACACATGGGCGGTGCAGGACAGTGGGATGGCAGCGAAATAGCAATCCTTTGGAGTGGTAATAGCAATAGCCTTACAGTTCAGATTAGCAATAGCAGTATCGTGTTTAAGCTTTATACAGGTGATACAGAGATTTACAGCTTTACAAGTCCTGTTGGCAGTAGCGTAGCTGACGTTGATAAAATCCACGTTGCCTTCCTTAAAGATGATACTAACGAGGTTGCTAAACCTTCGTTTGTTTATTACACAGGTACAGATGTATACAGCTACAATCAGGAAAGTCCTACTGATGCTGAAATGGGTCTAATATACACATGGCTTTCCGCAGGATTGCCGAGTTCGTGATAAAATAACGGTTTTATCCGTGGAAAGGAAGTGTATTAAATGTCAAGTGTTTTAGCAAGTTGGCATAGGTCAATATCGCGAAATTATCAGCGCGCATATTGTACGGGAACGCTAATAACCGAACAATCTGAAAAAACTATACAGATAATGCAAGCGGGAACGGGCGCACAACCTACTTTAACTTTTTATAATTCAGCGGGATTATTTTTAAACGAAAGTGGATATTCGCCGGGATTTTATTTGTTTGCTTATAGTGATAGTGCTTACACGGTACAAAATCAAGCTGCAAATGACGGTGTAAATTATACTACTTACGGTACTTCTGATCATAATGTACAGCATGGAGATTATTTTTCATCTGACAGAGTAACAAAGTATACCGTTAATAATAAAGTTTTTTACTCTAATTTTAATATGGGTATTGGTGATCAAGGCGTTACATATACGGTATTATCTCATGATATACCGATATTTACAGATATTGATGAATTTGTTGCGTATACAATGAACCCCGCAATAACTTATCAATGGTCAAGTGTTCCCACTATTAGTGGTAAAATGGGGACTTTATCACTTACAGAAATTCTTAATATAAATGATGGCGAAGCTGTTGATGATGTGGCTTTAAGTGGAAATATAAGCCTTTCAGCAAGTTCGGCTTTGGATGCTTTGATAGATGCTGTAGTACAGGAAGATTCAAATGTAACAGTATCTTACTCTATCCCAGATGAAACCTATAGCTACATTAAGTTGGTTTATAAGAAAGACAGGATGCCTACAAGCCCTTCGGATGGTACGGCTATAACTATTGCACAATCAAGCACAAGTCAGGTTATTAGCGGAATAGCTGACGGTAGCACATATTGGTTTACGATATTTACCGACATAAGCGAAAGTGATCCCGTTAGTTTTGATACAGTGCGTACAAGTTGGTTGGGCGAAGAAGTCATATTGTTGTATAGCGGTAATAGTAACACAATGACCGCACAAATCAGTGACGGACATATCCTGTTTAAGCTTTATTCTGGAGAAACAGTTATTTACAGCTTTAACGCTTATGCAGGTTCGACAGTATCAGACGCTAATAAGATTTATGTTCAATTCCTTAAAGATGATACCAACGAAATCGCAAAGCCTTCTTTGGTTTACTTTGACGGAACTAATTACAGCATAAATCAGGAAACGCCTACTGATGAACAAATGGCTGATATTTATACATGGTTGCAGGGAGGAACTGAATAAGTATGGGCATAACAATCAATCCATCTGATAGTAATACTTATTTAATACATACTAATACAAGTGCAAACGTGACATTAACTGTTGCGGAAATTAAAGCCAAAATTGGAACAGGAAATTTTATTTTATATTGGTCGAGTAATGCTTATTATGTTGCGAGATTAAACAATACGGAAAATGATGTGTATTTGTGCGATACATTACACGTTGGGCTGTCAGATGATGATGATAGGATTTTTATTAATGGCACAGGGCAAAAAGAAAGTTACAAATATGGATATGACCAAAATAGTGGAACTTTTGTAATAGTATATGGCAGTGCATTAAATTTTTCAGCAAAAAGTTATAGTGGCAAAAGCTATATATATTATCCTGTATCAAACACAGACCATCCGCAAATCGGTGTATTTACAAGTTATGGGACTTTATATATTAATAATGCCCCTGTTGTTCAATATGTTTGGACAAGTGTTCCAACGATTAGCGGTAATAGTGAAACGCACACATTAGCACAGGTTGATAGCGAATCTATTAATGACGGCGAACCTGTATCAGATTTAGTGGCAAGTGATTTTATAGCCTTGCCAGATGCTATAAAAGTTAAAGCATTAGCTGACGCAAGAGTGCGTGAATAATAAACCCGAAAGGAGAGTAAAAATGCTTAAAATCGAGCGACAAAACATCACATTAACAAGGGGTGATACAGCGTACTTAAAGTTCATCCCAAAAGTAAGGGGTACTGACGGAACGTTGACAGACTATGAGTTACAGGATGGTGACGATGTAGTATTTCGTGTTCAGAAATCCCCTAACTTTGAGAAGGCTTGCTCTATTGATCTGGAAGAGAACACAGCCATTCTTACGCTTGTGCCGGAAGATACTTTGGCATGGAAAGTACAGCAGTACAATTACGAAGTGGAACTGATAACAAATCTCGGTGAGCATTTTACTTTCATAGCTAACCAGAAATTCACAATCGGAGAGGAAATCGAAACGCATGAATAATACAGGAGAAGTAAGCGGTGTAGTATCGGCGGTTGAACCGATTGAGGGTTCTGTAAACGATATGCAATCGCTCTTGGGTGAGGTTCAGCAGAGTGGTGGTGGACGTGTTTATGTGATTACCAAAACCACCGCAGAGTGGAACGCTACACCACAAAGAAAATCAATTATTGATACGATCTATGTTTACAGTGATGCCCGTTCTGTTACCGATCCTGAAACGGGTGATGTTACCTTGATACCGAGAATGAAAGTTGGTGATGGGACAACATTTATTGTGGATTTGCCGTTTTCTACCATGAGCATAACACAAGATGATATAGACCGATGGGATGCAAAGTCAACTTTACAGGTAGAAGCTGACGAATTGACCGAAACACTTGTATTTACTAATTAAGGAGGATTACTAAAATGGCTGAATTATGGAAAGTTACCTTACCGAGTGGAAACACTTATGAATTGAAAGACAAGTACGCAAGAGATTTAATCGCACAGTTAATGAACTTTGACCGTTATCTTGGCGTTACTACTACATCACTTACAGATGGTGATACTACAAATCCTATCGTGATCGGCGGTGAATCTGTTACAGCCGAAGCAGGTGATGTAGTTACTTTAAGTTCTGACAGCACAGAGTTTATCTTTAATTCACTCGGAAAGTGGCAGAGTTTTGGTACTCTTTCTGGACTTGGCACTTTGGCTTATAAGAATAGTGCAAGTGGAACATATACGCCTACGGGTTCTGTTTCTGGCACTTGTACGCCACAGGGTTCTAATGCTGACGTGCAGCTTGCTACTACATCGGTTAACAGCATGACAGATGCAGGTTCTATGCCTACATACACTGTTGCAAATGAAACTCTTACGATCAGTGCGGGTGCTATCCCTACAAGTTCTTCCGTAACAGTTGCTACAGGTACAGTATCACAGCAACCTACATTCACAGGTTCAAGCACAAGCCTTTCGGCAAGTTTTAGCGGTTCGGAAGCTACTATTACAGTATCTTAATAAGGGGGTGTGCTTATGGCAACCTATGATATTACAAAGATTGCTTTACCGAGTGGGGATATAGTAAATCTCAAAGATGCTAATGCCACAAAGACCGAAGCTTCAACCACTAACGGCAATATCAAGATAGATGGCACTGAAACACAGGTTTATGACGGTTCGGGTAAAGCCGACAAAGTAACAAGTGCGGTCAACGGCAACCTTGCAGGGTTGAACGGTAGTGGCAATCCCACGGATAGTGGCATATCGGGTGACATGACCACGCAAAGTGCAAGTGGCAATCCCATCTCAATCGCAGACCTCAAATCAGCGCAGATAGCGTTAAATCCCGTTATCACTTTTGAGCCTATACAGGCAGGAAGTGGAACACCGTCACCGAGCAATATCCGTGCTATATCTGGCTACGATAAAATTGAGGTTTCATCGTGTGGGAAGAATCTGTTTAATTTAGATGATATTCTTGTTGGTACATATTTTGATGGTAAGTGGTCATGGGGTGGTAGTACATCAAAATTATTTGACCTTAAATTTAAAGAAAATACTCAATATACATTTAGCGGTTATGAAACACAGAGTGGTGATAATAAGAATGTGCGACCTCGTATTGTTTATACAGATGGCACAGTTGAAAACATATTCTTAATCACAAATACCACAAGAACGGCTTTTAGTAAAACAAGTGCAGAAAATAAAACTATTGATTATATTCAAGCATATTGGGGTTCAGATTCAAATGCTTATGTAACAATAGAAAATTTCCAAATCGAAATCGGCACATCCGCCACCACCTACGAACCCTACCATAAAACCACAGATTTATCGGAGAGCTTGGGGCAGACGGTGTATTGGGGCAGATTGTTGCCGAGAACGGGTGAGTTTGAGGTATTAGGTGGTTCGGTTGATTTAGGAACATTAACATGGCAGAACGATACAACGACAAGACCTGCGGATGGTTCTACGATTCATGCACATTTTGCGTCATTTACAGATTGTAAGGTAATTGCAAGTAGTGCTATTGCGAATATGTATTGCTCAATTTATTCACCGTCAACGGTTAATAAGGTCGATTATGGTGGCGGTAATGAAGTCATGGATGCTATTATGGGCGGGGCTGATAATAACCGCAGAATTTGGATTTATGATTCACGATATAACAATACAAGTGCGGCTGATTTCAAAACAGCTATGTCGGGTATTATGCTTGTCTATGAATTAGCCACACCATTCACCATTCAACTCACACCCCATGAAATCGCACTTTCACAGGACTACGCTTATATTTCTACCAACGGAACATTAATTGCCCTTGATTACCACAACGGCGAGATGGCAAGTTTGGCGGATGTTAGTCAGTTGGGCGAAACAGTTAATAATTTAAATGATAACGTAACAAATGGAGAACTTACCGATTTAGTCAAACAAGGCAATTACGGCATCTTTTATTATGAACTTAAAAAGAGTGGGCGTTTAGTAGAGTTATATTTGGAGTTATATAATGTAAGATATACTACATTAACACGAATTGCTAATTTGCCGACAGGGTTTATTCCTGCACATAGAAAAACTGCAAATATAATTGCGACTGATTCGGGTACAGGTCTTATTCAAAAAGGGTTTATGCGTGTTGAAGTCACAAATACGGGAGAAATACAGGCGGCATTTATGGGAAGTACAAGTGAAAATATATTTGCTGATGTAACACTCATGTATTATGTATAACCCCATAAAATAACCATTTTAGGAGGAAAGATGAAGAACGCATATGAGAAGATTGCGTATGATGTAATACGCAGATGTTTGAGGGATGCCCTTGAAAATCATTCAGCCGATTATAAGGCAGGATATGTGCAAGGCGTTGTTGACTTACAGACTGAAATCTTTAAGGAATTAGAACAACCAACAAGGGCATATGGATGTGGATTTGATGAATCATCTATCCAAATGGCACAGAACGGGTAACCCCATAAAATAACTATTTTATTAGGAAGATGGTAACATAACTTATGCTGATATTCATGATTATTGCAATTTATCTCCTGTTAGTCCTCTTGGGGGTGTTATTCTTCATGGGGACTAAACACGGGGATTAGGAAGGAGTGATTTTATGATTAAACTAAAAAATGAGATTTACGATGTACTCAAATGGATAGCTTTGATATGTATTCCGGCACTTGTTACGTTTCTGTCGGTGGTATTAGGTGTATTAAACGTTGATCCCAGAACAGTAAACGTAATAACTACCATTATGTCAGCTTTAGGCACTTTAATCGGTACGCTGATAGGCGTTTCTACAAGTGCTTATAACAAGCAGAAGGGAGAACAGGATGGCGAATGAAGAAGTCTGGAAACCTGTTGTGGGCTTTGAGGGTCACTATGAAGTAAGCAATATGGGTAGAGTACGTTCTGTAGATAGAATTGTAATCCAAAAAGCCAAAAAAGATAGTGCATTAAAAAGGGTTTACCGAGGACGAATTTTAAGGTACATGATACGAGGTAAAATAAAAAGACATGGTGTTTGTTTATATAAAGACAATGTTCCTTATCCTAAACTTGTGTCAAGGCTTGTAGCCGAAGCGTTTATCCCTAATCCAGAAAACAAACCCGAAGTAGATCATATTGACACAAACCCTTTTAATGACAGGGCAGACAATTTGAGATGGGTTACACATCAAGAAAATTGCATGAATCCACTCACAAGAGAACACGTTTCAAAAGCCAAAATGGGGCATCCTGATTGGAATAAGCCGTGGACGGAAGAACGCCGAAAAAAGGCAAGTGAAATGTGGAAAGGCAGAATTATACCACCAGAAGTACGGAAGAAAATCAGTGAAGCACTAAAGGTTTACAACGCACAAAAGAGAGGATTAAAGAATGGCACAGATTAAAGTCAAATTGCAGGATTGGCTTGACTATCTCGAATCCCGTGTAGGCATAGATGTTTATGTTTGGGGCGGGAATGGTGAATTGATAGTTAATCTACTTCCAAAGCTTGTAGAAATGGAAAAGTCAGACCATACCGATAAAGAAGCTTTCAATAACCTTGACCGACTTAATACTTTGCTTCAAAAACGGCTTTTCCAACAGATAGATATTTATACTATCCGTGGTGAAGATTGTAGCGGTCTGGGTGTCAAATTCCTGTTAGATAACGGCATAATCAAAAGTGATACAAATTGTAACGGGCTTTACAGCCTTACCAAAGGTCAGCCTGTTAAATTTGATGATATTCAGGCAGGGGATTTTCTGTTTGAAGGCAACGATACTAACAAATGGCATATTGGCTATGCAATAGATAACAAGTACGCTATTGAGTGCCAGAACCATGATTTAGGCGTTGTCAAAACTGTTATCAAGGATAGGAAATGGAAGTTTGTTACCCGCCCTAATTGGTATGAATCCGAAAAGTATGTATTAACAAGAGTTTTACGATACACAGACCCGTTAATGCGTGGCGATGATGTAGCACACGTTCAAGCAAGGCTTAATGAACTGAATTATAATTGCGGAACTGTTGACGGCGTTTTCGGACGGAAAACTGACATAGCTTCAAGGAACTTCAAACAGGACGCAGGTTTAAAACACGAAACAGGTGACGTAGGTAAGAAAACAGCGATTGCGTTAGGTTTCGAGTGGGAAGGTTAAAATTGAAAACGATCATAATTTTTACAGCAGGGTTATTAGGTAAGACAGGCATATACACATGGGTTAGAAACTTTGTAGCTAATATGCGTATGGATTATAACATAACCATACTATGCCAGACCTTTGACAATGGCATTTTGGAAGATTTGATGCAATTTGCAAAGTGCGATATTTACGATAAGGACAGACAGTACGATTGCGACATATATCTCCACAACTATCAGGATAACGATTTTAAGGGCAATATCCATGCAAGGGATAGATTTATGTTACTGCATTGCGATTATGCCGAAATAGGGCATTTAAAGACGCTACAGACCGATTACAAATACATAGCGGTTTCTGAAACGTCAGCAAAGGGTATGCGTGAGAAATTTGGTATCGATTGTGTGGCTATTGAACCATTCCTGAACACCTACAGCCCTAAACGGGTTTATAAGTTTGTATCAGCTACCAGAATCCATCGTACTAAAGGTTGGGACAGGATGATGCAATTATGCAAACTTCTCACGGAACGTGGGATAAGGTTTCAGTGGCTACTATTCACAGATGGCAGATGCCCCGTAACACCCTATACAGGCTTCTTAAATATGGGTGTGCAACCTAACGAAGTAGTTCTTGACTATATGTCCGATGCGGATTATGTAGTACAGCTTTCAGACCATGAAGGTTTCTGCTATTCAGTGCATGAAGCTTTATCTGTTGGTACGCCTGTATTGGTGTCCGATATACCCGTATTTGATTGTATCGATGAAACAAGGGGCTACAGATTACCGCTTGACATGACAAATATCGATCTTGATAAGATACTTTACCGTATTCCGAAAGCAAGCGGTTGTAGTACAAGCAATAGCGATTTGAAAATCGCATGGAAGGGGCTGTTAGAGTGAAAATTTCTTCGTTTACAAAGAAGGAAATCGAATATATATTAGAACGTGCAAACTTTACCGAGTGTGAAAAAGAGTGCTTTTTACTGAAATCCAAAGGTAAGACCAACGTAGAATTGAGCATGAAACTAAACATTTGTGATAGCACGGTATCTACTACAATGAAAAGTGTTAGGGCAAAGGTTACGGCTGTTCTGGAAGAAAAGGCTTCTGAAAATACTAAAGCCTTTAAGCCTTCTAATGCTACTTATGACGCTTTACATCCGACACTTAATTATCTGTTGAGTGTTCTCAAAATGGTTTTAGAGAATAGTCCGTTCTTCCCAGAAAGCCATACAACGAAAGAATGGGCTGAATTGCCTGATAGGATTTCCGTTAAGGATAAATGGTATGTTGTGACCGATTATCGTACTGACAATGATGTTAGCGTTCCACGCTTTAAGTTTGGTGATGGCGTTACCCTGATTTCAAAACTCCCCTTTGTAACAGCAGCTATCACGGACAACGATGTACGTTTGTGGGACTTGCAAATGCAAATATGCCAGAAAAAACAATGATTTTCCACAGTTTGACAATTTTATAGCATTTTCTCCTATAAAGCTCACCGATTTTTCATAGGGTGGGCTTTATTTTTTTTGCTATGATTTAGAAAACGGAGGTAAAAGAATGTATGTATTTGCGAACCCTAATCCACACAAGTTAATAACAGATGATTGCGTGATACGGGCTATTTCATTAGCTGACAGCAGGTCTTGGGAAGATGTATATATCGATCTTTTGGTTGAAGGATATATCGAAAAGGAAATGCCTAATGCTAATGGGGTATGGGGGCAGTATCTTGTTGACAAGGGCTACAAACGGCATATATTACCTGATTCTTGTCCTATGTGCTATACGTTAAGACAATTCTGTATAGATCATCCCGAAGGCACATTCATAGTTGGAAGCGGTACACACGCTGTTTGTGTAATTCATGGTGATTGGTTTGATACATGGAACAGTGCTGAAATTACCCCGTTATATTATTTTAGTCTGGAGGATTAATCATGTACGAAAGTTATCGAAACCCTTATCAGTATCAGAATCCTTATGTAGCTAATCTGAATTTGCAGAATAACCCTATACAGGATAACATGATCGTTTCTGTTTCAAGCGAACAGGACGCAAGGAACTATATTGTGGCTATCGGTCATACCGTGATTTTCAAAGATGAAAACAAACCTATGGTACTTTACACCAAAACTGTTAACTCACAGTTTGAAGCCCCGATATTCAAAATCTTTGATATGGTAGAACGTAAACAGGAAACGCCCGTAAATGCCCCTCAAAATGATAAGCCTATGGATTTGTCAGCCTATGTCACAAAAGACGAATTTGGGGCATTACAGAAGGAATTAGACACACTTAAACAAGCACTTGGGGAAGGAGATAAGACATGAATCCTATTCAGATGTTAAGTCAGTTAAAACAAAACCCTATGGCGTTGCTTTCCCGTAGGTTTAAAATACCCCAAAATGTAAATATGCAAGACCCTAATGCGGTAATAGAATATCTTATGAATAGCGGACAGGTTTCACAGGATATGTATAACAGGGCTAATCAGCAGCTTGCACAAATGAAGAAAAATAATAACATGATGTAAAAAGTCGGTGCGCAAGGCTTTTTATATAAACCGGGTATCAAAAGTGATACTCGCTGACCTTACAAAATCTAAAGGAGGATTTTATTATGGCACTCGAAGAAAATGGTAGTTCAATGGTAATGCCTGTTTCACCTATGTATGGTGGTGGCAACGGCGGTTTTGGCGGTTTCGGTCAGGACGGTTGGTGGATTCTTTTACTGCTTCTGTTTGCAGGTGGCGGTTGGGGCTTTGGTGGCTTCGGCGGCGGTGCAGCAGGTATGGCTTTGGCTGATGGCGGTTTTGGTCTTTACCCGTGGCTTAACAACAGCCAGAATATTAACGATGGATTCCGTGATCAGATGTTCAATACAAACATTCAGGGTATTCAGAACAGCATTACAAGTGGTTTTGGCGATGTTCAGACCGCACTTTGTGGCGGCTTCGCAGGTGTAAACGCAAGCATTAACGGCGCACAGAACGCTATAGCTACACAGTTATATGCTAATCAGATTGCCGATCTTGAAAGAAGCTTTGCGGCACAGACAGCAAACACACAGGGAATAACATCTTTACAGGCGCAGCTTGCACAGTGTTGTTGTGACAACAGAGCAGCTACCGCTGACTTAAAGTACACTGTAGCAACAGAAGAGTGCGCTACAAGAACTAATGACACACAGAATACACAGGCTGTTCTTAATGCTATTAATGGTGGCATCCAGAGTATTAAGGATCAGTTATGTCAGGACAAGATTGACGCTAAAAACGATGAAATTGCTAACCTTCGTCAATCACTTGCCATGAAAGACCTTGCAGCTTCACAGACAGCACAGAACGCTTTTATCGCACAGGGCTTTGCTAACGAAGTAGATCAGCTTTACAACAGGCTTTCAAGTTGTCCCGTTCCTTCAACACCCGTTTATGGACGTACACCTATTTTTACTTGTTCACAGAACGTAGCAGGTAGTTGTGGTTGCTCCGGCAATACTTTCTATAACTAATAGGGGGTATTTGCTATGGCAGAATATTTAACAGCAAGTGATAGTTTGGTAGCACTTAATAATACCATTCCTTTTAACACTGTTTCTATTCCTTGCAATAAGGGTCTTGTGATCCCGATTGCACCGGGGATTCTTAATCTAAAGGGCAGCACTCCTAACAGCTTTGCCAGATACAGAGTAACAGTTCAGGCTAACATTACAGTTCCCGCAGATGGTGAATTAACCGCAATCGCTTTGGGAATAGCCATAGATGGTGCAGTAGTTCCTGAAAGCGTGGCTATATTTACACCACAGGCATTAGAAGAGTACGGGCATATTAACACTACAGCGATTATAACCGTACCTTGTGGATGTTGCGTAACAGTATCGGCACGTTATGTTGACGGAACAGAAGATGATGCGGCTGCAACGCCCGCACCTTCAATTCTTGTAAGACGTAACGCTTCAATCACAGTTGAAAGAGTAGCGTAGAGAGGAGGACATACCATGAAGAATATAGAAGAACTACATAAATTGTGTGAAAAGGCTATGGAATCAATAGCTGAAAGCAATAAGAAACTGTCAAAAGACAGTGAACGCTTAACCGCTGATGATGCGAAGTATCTTGATCATCTTGCACATATGGTTAAGTCAATCAAGACAGTTATCGCTATGGAAGAGTACCCTGATGGATATTCTGGCGAGTATTCGGGTGAGTATTCAGGCGAGTATTCCCGTGAAGGCGGATGGAACTACAATAGACCCTACATGACAAGCGGAAACTATTATGGAAATTCAGGCGCAAGACGTATGAGGGATTCTATGGGTAGATATACAAGCCGTGAGAACGGATATAGCCGTGACGCATCCCGTAAGAAGATGGTACAGAAGCTTGAAACCCTTATGGATGATACCATGAGCGAAAGCGAGCGTATGGCTATCGAGGAATGTATTAAAAAGATACAGTAAATAAAAAAGGACAGCCCTTTTAGGGTTGCCCTTTTCTTTTTTCAAGCAAGCTATTGATTTCTACAAGTTTCTTATCGTGGTATTCCATTTTCTCTAAAATGCTTCCTAAACCATTAAGAACTGCAAACGAGATCAGGGTTACAAGAATACCCCCTACAAGAATACCGAACAGCAACCCGCCGTTTATTTGTGTTTTTGAACTTGTATCATAGATAGTTGAAACAATCTTTTCGGTTTTGCTAAAGGCTATTGCCATAATGATTGAACCGATACTACCTAATACTAATGTGATAAATGATAATACTTTTAAGAATTTTGCCATAAGTTATTCCCCTTTCTGTTCATTGTTTAAACCGAGTGCAAAGTCTACTAATTGCTTCGTTTTATCATCGCACTTTCGATAAGATACAACAAGTTCAAT